ACGACGGGGATGTCGCCGAACGTGCCGGCGAGACCGTCGACCATCACCTCAATGCTGTTGAGGATCATGTCGGCGAGGCCCTTGAACGCACCGATCAGCAGGGGCACGCTCTGGACCCCGATATTTACCATGTCGATCATGGCGATGCCCATGGCCGTGAACGCCAGCCTGATCGTCGCCTGGTTCTCCTTCACCCAGTCCGAGAACGAGCTGAACGAACCACGCAGACCGTCGACCTTGCTGCCCTGCCCGGCGAACTCCGACACCGTCCCCAGCAGCGCCCCACCGAGAGCCTTCGCCAGGTCCCCGGCCACCCCCGCACCGATCTTGAAGATCTCGTTCAAGCCACGGAAGATGTCCGCCGCAACATCGGCCGCAGGCTCAATGGCCTTCATCGCCCCGTCGAACAACTCCCCGAACAACCGGATGCCGTTCCCGGCGCCGAGCAGCAACTCCTTCAGCAGCGGCCCGAACGCCTCCGTGAAGCTCCCGGCGACCTTGCCCAGCGTCGGCAGGATCGAGTCGTTGATGAGGCTGGCCAGCCCGTTGAGGACGTCGGAGGACCCGCCAATGCCCTGCTCCATCTCGGTGAACATGCCCGGCAGGCCGGTGTCGAGGAAGCCGCCGAGGAGGTTGTCCCACGCATCCAACGCCGGTTGACTCTTCGTGCCGAAGTCCAAGAAGGCCTGCGTGAACTGGCCCACGCTGCCCGCGAACTCCTCGACCCACTTGGCGCCCATCTCGGCGTTCTTCGCCAGCGCCCCCTTGAACGCCGGGCTGTCCGCGAACTTCGCAGCCCTCTCCGTGATCCGGCCGAAGGTATCGGCGCCGATCTCGATGACCGGGGTGAGGTCTTTCATCGCCGACTTCAGCGACTTGACGGCCTTCTCGGTGTGCGGAGCTACGGCCTTCTCGGCGGCCTTCTTCCAGTCCTCAAGAGCGGGCTTGAGCTCCTTGGCCTTCTTCTTCAAGTCGCCGAGCGCCAGCGCCGCGCCACCGCCGACAACGCCGAGCCCGGTCAGCATGGGGGCGAGCGCGCCAACGGTGGGGAGCAGCGTCGTACCGAGGGCCGCACCCGCGGCCATCGCCTGCCCGCGCAGACCCGCACCGCCGCCCAGGTTCTGGCCAGCGTTCGCCGCAGACGATGCGACGTCGTCGAGCTGGCCGCCGACGATGCGCAGGCTGCCGCCCATCTGGTTGGCCTGGCGCTGGAGCTGGTTGATGTTGTGGGAGACGGAGCGGAAGCCGGGGCCCGTCAGGTCGCGCACATGCACTGTGATCGTTACGTCGTCGGCCATTCAGGGTCCCCTCCTTCCTCCGGTGTGTCAGGCGTGCCGAGTTGCTCGATGGTGATCAGCTGCAAGAGTTCAGCGGGCTCGGCGAGCACCTCGGACGGCAGCTTGTGGAAGCGGTCGCAGAGCCGCAGGATCAGGCGGGCACGGCGGAGTTCTGCGGGCTCGGTGACAGTGGTGCCATCGGAATTGGTGGCGCCGGGGAGGTCTCGCCAGAGGGCGAGGTCTCGGGCAAAGGGGCGGGGACCCCGCTGTTCGCCTGGCGGAGTGCATTGAGGATGGCGAGGACCATGGCACTGTCCTGCGTGCACACGCCCTCAAAGGTCGTGGGCACGGGGTGTTCCTTCTCGTCCTCCACGTTCCAGGAGACGAGGCGCTGTGCGAGCGCCTTGACGATGAGATCGGCAGTGAGGTCCGTGCCGTCGAGTTCGAGTTCCTCGCCGACGGTCATGCCGCGCGCGGTGACTTCGAGGCCCTCGTATTCGGTGCCAGCGAAGTTCAGCTGGTAGATGCGGCGCTTGGGTCGGTATCCCATGTCAGCTCCAAGTCGGGACGGTGCCGTCGGCGAGGGAGAACGGCACCGACCACGTGAACTCGCCGGACTGTGCCCTGGTGAGCGCGTAGTCCGTCAGGAGTACCTCGTTGTTCAGGGTCTGGCCCGAGACGACGATGGACATCGTCCGGTTCACCGATGTCGAGGAGACGGTCTTGAACACGGTGTGCGCGAGGTTCGTGCCGTCGTCGAAGCCGCCCGCGCAGGTGCCGGAGAAGTCCGCCAGGAGCAGCAGGCGCGCGTTCGCGGACTGCGTGAGCGCGGTGATGTCCTGAACGCCGCGAGGCATCGTCCAGTCGAGGTTGAAGGTGCTGGAACGGATGTCCCGCGCCGTGCCGCCGCTGTCGTCAACTGAGAATGTGGTCCACCCGAGACCCGACTCGATCGCCATGACCTGATTCCTTCCTGTTCACGCCGAATTGGTCGGCGACTCAGCCCTTGTCTCGCTCGTCGAGCAGCAGGCCCATGTGCTGCTGCACGTGCTCCACCCAGTCCTCCGGCCGCTTGTGCACCCGCACCTGGCCGACCGTCGCCCGGTAGTCCCCACCGCGCACCAGGTACAGCTCCGGCCTGGTCTGGTGCTCGGCGAAGCAGCGTTGCCCGCTGTCGAAGCGGAACACCGTCAGCCCTGCCGCGGTGCGCTGCTCGCGGAACGTGCGCCCGGACTGCTGCCGGATGAACGCCGCCTGCTGCTGGCCGAGCTGGGTGGACTCGTCGATGACGGACTCCCAGCCCTGCCGCCACGCCGCGCAACCGACGCGCTCGCACACCGTCTTGATCCGCCGGTCGGTCTGCGTCTTCACGCTGAACGTCTGGTACGCCTCCACTGGCATCCGCGGATCCTGGGGGCGGAATGGCTGACCCATCAGAACAGCACCTCCACATCAGGGCGATTCACGGCCACCACGAACTGGGCGTTCGAGAACGTGCCGGTGGTCACCACGCGGAGGTACCGCTCCACCGTCTGCGTCCGCGACGTCTGGATCCGCTCCACCGCCGGCCCCGACGAGACGGCCGTGAACGCGCCGCCGGTGACATCCGCCCACGCGTCCCCGGATCCGTTGTCGCTGGACTCTTGCAACTTGATCGTCACTGAGGTGCCAGTGAACGCCAGCACTTGCAGGTAGGCCTGCAGACCGAACGCCGTTGAACCAGTACCGAGATCCAGCGAGGCCCCGTTGGTGGCCGTGGTGTCCGTGCGCACGCCGGCCGTCAGCAGATCGCACCACTCCAGCCCGTATCCGTTGGCCTGCGCGTTGACGGCGATGGTCAGCGAGCCGTCCTGTGGGCGGGTCGGGTTGTAGTCGATCTGCTTGCCGACCATGCATGCGGCGGGGCTGCCGATGCTGCTGCCGGTGAGCCACATCAGGTGTCGGTCGGCGGTCGGGAGGGCGCCGAGGCGTTCGTGGGCCTGTCCGACGGCCTTGTTGAAGAAGGACGTCCAGGAGATCCGGCCGTCCCGCAGCAGACCGACACGCCTGAACGCGGACTTGTTGATGGGGGTGGTGTCCTGGGTGCCGGCGAGGCCGCCGCCGAGGTCGTTGGCGGAGCCGGTGTCGCCGGAGAGGTCGTATCCGCCGTAGTAGAAGGCCTGCGCGAGGCCGCTCCTGATGGTCATCTACGCCACCTGCTCCCAGAGGTTGGAGACGATGAGGGGGAGGGTGATCGTGAACACCCGGTATTCGGCGCCGCCTTCGGCGAGATAGCCCGCCCGCGCGGACAGGGGGTCTCCGTAGGCGCCCAGGAGGTCGACGTGGCGGATCAGGCCGCCGAGTTCGAAGTCGCCGCTGTACGCGGCCATGAGCGCGTCCAGGGCGGTCATCATGTCGGGGTCGATCGCGTCGGCGGGCTGCTGCACCATCGCCGAGTACAGGCGCACGAACAGTGCCAGCCGGGCCGTGGTCGAGTGGAGGCCGGAGCCACCGCGTGCCGGGCCGATCTGCTCGACCCACACGGCCGCCGTGATCCCGCTGGTGGGCGGCGACTTGGGTTCGTGGCCGTTGACCTGCGCGAAGTAGCCGGAGGCGAGCGCGTGCGACTCGACCGCGTCGAGGATCGTACGGATGTCGAGGGCCATGTCAGATCAGCCCCCTCGACCGATACCGGGCCAGCAGTTCGCGGGCGATCTGCGGTGCCTTGCGGTCCAGGAGCGGCTTCGTGCGGCGGAACGTGAAGTACCCAGGGAAGCGAGTCACCGGCGAGTTACGGGAGCCGGTGCCCTCCAGCCACGGCCCGTAGACCATGCGCTGGTCGTGGACCTTGTAGCCGTCGCCCGCCCGGTCCACGCTGATCTTCGACTCGTAGTACCCGGTGGGGTGCCGCAAAACCTGCCGCAGCCGCTGGTGCACCATCCGCTCGCCCTCACGCGCGACCTGGTACTCGACGTCGTCCGCATAGTCGTGCAGTGCGCGCCCGGCGCGGCCTGAAGCCCACGGGCCGGACGCGGAGGAGTTGACGCGGACGTCGAAGCCGGGCATCTCAGACTCCTCTCAGGCGGCCCTTGCGGCCGTGCGCGTTGTAGACCTGCTGACGCAGGGCGGGCAGGTCGCGGGCGGTCAGGGCTTGGTCGCTGCTGCGGTTCTCGCCGGTGCGCCGGGTGCGGGCGTATGCGGCCT